TTCCTAATTTTTGATACTCTTCAAATTCGGTTGGGAATGTCATGGCACGAAGCCAATCGTGTATCTCCAACCATGCCAGCATACCCTCATCAACCATAAACGTAATGTTCAATGCATCATAAATTGCTTTTTCGCCTGGTGAATACAGTTCAACAAACGGATTGGTTATCGCAATTTCCGATGTTGCTATGCCAGGCACAGTAATGGTCTGACAAAAATATTGTAAGTTTGGCGTCCGAGCAAAGTTCAACTGAAACTTGTTCGGTGCTAAAAAATTTGGGTTGATTGGGTTTCTATTAAGTGCTGTCATATTTATTATTTATGCAAACTATATTTGTACTAATAAAAAAGGGGAGAGAATTTCTTCTCTCCCCAAACTGTCTCTTATTATTATTAGTATATTCGAGACTTATTATTACATTAAGTTACTGATACGGAAAGCACGATAGTAGTTGTTTTTCTGAGCAACTAAACGTCCAAGACCTTGATCTGTACCTTCAGCAAAAGGATTAGCAACTAGACCGTAACGAGTCTTGAAACCAATCTTAGGTTGGAAAGTGCCAGTATCAACAGCACGAACCATTTGCAGAGGAACGTATGGGCAGTAGAAGATACCTGCGTCATAAGCATTAGTACCTTTGTATCCGATAACAGCAAACTCGGATGTGGCACCTGCTTGGAAATACGGATCAATGTACACTTTGATACGACCGAAGATAGTACCAGCAAATGTATTGCCAGTGTCATCAACTGTCAGATTTACTTGACCAGCTAAAGCCGATTGATAATCAAGAATACCAGCCATTGCTAGAGCAGATGCAACGTCTGAAGAACAGATCATCACATTGCCTTTACCACGACGAGTAAGTTTTGCAATTTGGTTAGCTTCACGCTCAAATTGGAATGCCAAACCTTTGATTTTTTCAACCATCCAACGACCATTTGAGTCGGTGTCAAGGTTAAATGTGCCTTTAGTAGTTGTACCTGCTTGGCAACCTTGTTTAGCAACACCATAGATTGTGCGAATAACTTCACGGTTAATTTCAGCAAGAATCTCAGCAGACAAAATGTTTGCTAATTCAGTTTCAGCATCCAGACCATGAACTGCTTTCAAGTCTTGTGCCAATTCCATTGAGTATTCTGCTTTCAACGCACGAGTTTGTGCGGTAACAGTAACTTTCTCAATCGAGAATGCCATTTCTTGGAATGCATTTGCAGCTTGGCCATCACCCAATGCTTCAGCACGACCAGTATCCATAGCACCACCGTTCAGAGTCTCCGTATTGGCAACATTAACAGCAGCGTTACCTGTAAAGATTTCTGTTGGTGCAGAACCCACTGTAAAAGCAGAAGGAGCATTAGTACCAAGACCTGAGAACATCGAATTTGCTTCGTTGTAGAATGCTTCAGTACCACCTTGATTTGCGAAACGAGTACGCATTGCAAAAATCAAACCAGTAGGACCAGTCATTGGCTGAACGCCGCAGATGTCATACGCAATCAGATTAGGCAACGAACGACGAACCAAACTAATAAGGATTGGGTCGAAACCAGCTACAGGACCACCAGCAGCAGCAGAACCACCGAAACCACCAGCAGAACCTAACGAGTTGGTTGGACCAGCTTCTGTCATCATACCAGATGCTTTTTGCATTTCAACTGCTTGATTCTCAAGAATAACAGCAGTTACAGCTTTACGGTATGGGTCTTTAATTGTGGGCAGGTCTGGATGATCCAGTACACCTTCCCATTTTGATTGTAAACTTTCGGATAGATACATTTGTTTCTCCTATTTTTGTTGTAATTAAATTCTTGTTTTGGAAATTGCGTTAGAAACTGCTGCAACGAACGGGTCGTGTATAGCAACTTTCTTATCATCGTCTTCCATGACTTCATTGAAGTGAGTAATTGCAGACTTCTTAACACCTGATGGGAAATAATTCTCACGCAATGTCTCAAGTTTCTCTGTGTATTCTTCCTCTGTGGAGAACTCTACACTCTCTGCGAGTGTTCTGATTTTTTCAACTTGAGTTGCGGTCAAACCTTCACACACTTCACGTGTCAGTTCTGACTTAACGGCTTCAACGAGTGCTTTCTTATACTCGATATTTGTTTCAATTTCTTCGTTGAGTTGTGTTTCAAGCTCTTCAACTTTGGAAGCCAACTCATCGATTAGATCGACTTTTTCTTCTGGAACATTGATATAGTTCTCAGCGAATAGGTTACGTAGACCACCGATAAAGTCTTCAGTAATTTCTGAACGCAGACCAGACTCGATAGCGATTTCGTTATCGTTCAACCATTGGTCTACAACGTAGTTCAGATAGTCATCAACTTTTTCTGTGAGGTCAGATTTAATAGCATCAACTGCTTCTTCAAGCATACCAGCATATTCTGCTTCGATTTGCTCTTGAATTTGAGTAACACGGTCAAATACACGTGCTTCAAAAATGGTTGCTGCTTTAACTTTGAAGTCTTCCGAAATAGTTTCGTCATCACCAAACATGGCATCAACGTCTTCTTTTATTTTTTTCTTCATCATTTTCATATCTGCTTCAGCGAGTTCTTCTTCATCGTGCTCAGAAATGAACTCTTCTTCCTGTTCTTCTTCATCTTCTTCACGCATGGTGTTTTTACCAACGTGATTCTGTGTATCCGAAGATGCATCAGATGGTTTTGTAGTAGGGGCAGTAGCACTCTTAGCTGCTTTAGTCGTATCGAGTTTAGCAGAGTTGTCATCGGGTTTATAGTTCTCTGGTGTTGGCCCACCAACATCAACGTAAGTTGCACCGTCTAGTTTTTGTGTGGGCATACCAGGCGCTTTACTCTTGCTTCCTGACAGAATATCGGCTGCTGCTTCCATTAATTTGTTTGTTGCCATTGGGATATCTCCTTATGTTTTCTTATTTATAAATTTTAAAGTTTTGATAGATAATTTTCGAATAATTTTAAAGCAACTCCTTCTATCTGCTTAGAAGATGCTCGTTTAATCTGTGATTTAGCATAGTCAAAGTCTCGTTCTACGAAATGTCCTTCAACCATCATCCATTCTTTATTTTCCATAATGCCATTTACAAAAGCACCAGGAGCAGATGGGTCTGCAACAATGTCAGCCGCAGTTGCTAATCTTAAATCATCTTGAACGAGGTTATACCCTTCACGTGTCTGTATGACAGAACCCAAAGCACGTGAAGAAACACCAATTGAAACATCGTTCTCTAAAAAGTTTTTAACTATTTGTCCATAAGGAGTTTCAAGTATTAATGCTTTACCATAAAAAGTATTGCCATCTTCAACTAAAGAAACAATTTTATGTGACACACGTTCCAGATTTAGTGATGGTGTATCGGGATGACCAAGTTCTCCAAGAGCACGATTGGTTTTGATATACTCATCATTGTAACGTGTAACTTCATTACGCAATGTGTCCATCTTATACATGCGGTTGTTTTTATTTACTTTATCTCCGACCAAGAATGTGCCTTCAATATACAAATTCTTTTTGCCAGTGGCTTCGTTTATCACTGAAAGGTATTTAACATTCTCTACGGTTTCTCGTATAAGTTTCATTAGATTGTCTCTCCTGTATATGGATCAACATTATAAGTTGCTTGTTTAGATACTTCCATAAACAATGTTCCACCTGTTGTGATAGTAACATTAGCATTTGCCCATGTTCTATTGGCATTGATTGAATAACCCCATTCATCAAGACGAGCTTCACCTGTGTTATGGAGGGATGCGATATTAGCACTGTTTCGATGAATTTGAATGGTACCATTCGTAGACCAATTCAATCGTTTAATTTCAAAAGCAGTAATACTTTCCGTATTAGGACTTGCTCGTAAATCATTGTTTGAGAAAGTATAAGCACCAACACCTTCAACTCGAATAATTGAAGTGCCTCGTAGTGTGTTGTTAAATTCAATTGCCATTTTATCTTAGTCCTATAGATTTTCTACGCATCATTGACATTCTTCTCTTGAACAATGTGCGTCTAAGTTTAGCTCTTCTTGTTGTCTTCCAAGAACGCTTTAATAATCTTGCTCTGCTTAATCTAACATTTGCTGGTATACGTTTAACTGTTTTACCAGATATTCTGTATCCCTTAATACCAGACCTTTGTGTGTTACGTTGTAGAACAATTCTACCTTTTGCATTTCTACGAATGCGGCGTCTAATCTTTTGTATGCGACCCATCTTAATAATATTTGGATTGCGTTTCTTTGCCGCTTCATCCAAAAACTCTTCCGACATATCTTCGGCAACATACCGTTTTGCTTCTTGCAATCGTTTGGCAATTATCTCTTCTAAACGAGCAAGTATAAGTTCCTTTGCTTCAGATAATTTGTTATTAATTATACTGTTGACAAAACTCATATACTTTTCCAAAACTTTCTATAGATTCAACTAATTTTTCTAAAAACTTATTCTTGTTATCGTCACTAAGACTATCATAAGTTTCCGATATTAGATGAGTCATTTCTTCTGTCAACTCAACAACATTACCGTCTTCCAAATGCATCACGTTTGCTTCTGCTTGAATTGGATTCTCATCAATCTTTGGTCCGTAAGGAATAGAAAAATGTCTGTCCAACTTCTGCGAATAGTATAACGCAATTCGTGTGTCATCTGGATACAAACGAATTGCTTTTCTTCTTAACAACAATACTGGAGGAGGTTCTTTATTTACATTAACCGACTCTTTTACTTCTTTTTTATTATCAGTATCTTTGTCTTTATATAAATCGTCTACATCAACTAAGTCTGCAAACTTCAATCGTGAGCGTCTAACTTTGCGACCACTAGGACTAAGTTTATAGTCCGATGTATACTGAACCGTTTCTCTTCTTTCGTGTATTGCTTTTCGTGCTTGTGTATTGATGGTCTTATTATGTGAAAGCAAGTCCACCATCTTCACAAACATGTTCTGAATAATAGCACGATCTGCTTGAGTGAAGTTTGGTTTCTCTTCACCCATTCTATCCAGTATCTTATGAATGCGATTTATCTGTGCCTTATTGGCCAGACCAGCACGAATCAAAGCATCAAACTTAGAATAGTCTGCCTTCTTGTCTTCTTCAACAATAAGTTTAAATTCGTCTAATGCTTTCATTCTTCGGATTCAATTTCCTCGTCTGAGTATTCTTCTTCTTGCTGTCCACCAAATAATGTGGATGCAATCTCTTGCTTACGACCTTGAAGAGCATCAAATGCCTTAGAAGAAAGTAACTCTTCCAATTCTTCCTTGGCTGTCACATTGTCACCAGCAGCAATACTGTTTATAAAGTTATTAATATTTTCCATAATATCTCCTATTTAGCGTTTTGTTACCGCTTTGTTTAACGATGAATCCAATTGTGGAGTCAACGATTCAGGTGCATCATCACCTTCTTCAGTATTATCCTCTGGAGGATACTGGTTCGGGTCTTCACCTTGTTGTTCCTGACCACCCATAACTGGACCTTGCATAAAGTCGGGTAAGTTTTCTTTCTCGTACATAATCTGTTTCTGCATTTCTTCAATCTCTTCTTCAGTCATCATCAACACTTTCTGTTTGACAAACTGTTGTGAGAAGTAACGACCAATAAATGGATCAAGTGTTGCCACCATTTGAATACGGTTCTGTAACAACTCCGACTCACGCATTTCAGTAAAGTTATTATCTTTAAGGAAGTCATAATAGATATCATCCTTAAAGTCTTCCCACTCTTCCAATGTGCAGATACCTTTTAACGATAACTGAACACCTAGTGCTTCATCAAATAGATTAGTAAACTTGTTACGTAACTGTTGTATGTACTTAGCAAACTTTAATTCATCACGTGTAACTTCTTGTGACCGACCAAGACCAGCAAATCCACCTTCTTGTGGCTCAAGTCGTGAGTAAGGAACATTCAATGATTGTAAAAGTTTTTTCTGGAAGTATTTAACATCTTCCAGTTCACCTAAATTTTGTCCTGCTGGTAATGTAGTAATCTCTGTTCCCTTACCACCTTCACGGCGAGGCAACCAGAAGTCTTCAAGCATTGACATGTGTTTACGTTCATCACGTAACTCACCAGTGTTGGCATCGTACACCATCTTGTTACGATACTTAACCATAACGTCACGAAGATACTGTTCTGCTTTACCTTTAGGTAAGTTACCAACGTCAATGTAGAATATACGGCGTTCAGGAGCACGACTAATACGATAGATAACAATCGCATCTTCAATCATTCGTAGTTGATTGAGTGGTTTGATTGCTTTATGTAGATAAGAAATAACGAAAGTATTCTTTGCATCCATCATTCCAGAGTTCACATTAATAATTGAGTCTGGAGAGATGCGTAATCCTTGATTTACTTGTGCAGTAAATGTTTGTTGTGCTGTTCCACGGTCATTAAACACGTAGTATTCAGCAATCGATTTAATAATTGTTGCACCAGTTTTTGGGTCACGGTCTTTTTTAATCTCACGAACTTTGCGAATCTTTCGTGGGTCAATGTATCGTAGTTCTTGAATACCCTGATTAGGAGTTTTTTCATTTACTATGACTTGATAGAATAATCGTCCATCAATATACCAACGTCTAAACAAATCATCGGCAAGATTAGAAAAGTTTAACATTTTTAAATTAGTATCAAACTCTTCTTCTATTTTCTTCTTGATTGATGCTGGTTGTTTTAAATCATCCAGAACAATCTTGAGAACCTTACCCGACTTATCATGTGTGATTGCTTCATTTACAACCTCACCAATGGCCATATCCAATTCAGGATGGTTGGACATCTCACGATATCGAGTGATGAGTTCAATCTCATTACGAACAGAACCTTCTAAGTCAACGTAGGTTCCGTAATGAGCATTCTGAGTAATAGTTACCGCACCGTCATCGAGTGCAGCGGTAGGGAGCGTAAAGGAAGGTTGTTCAGGCTTCTCAACCTGAACAACATCCTTGCTACCTAGAGTAAAACCAAAAAGTTTGATTGCCATTAATTTCTCATTCTATAGAAAAAGAACGTGATTGTTCTTTTGTGCTCAAGTATTAAATAGTAAATGGAGCAGGTTGTGGGGGTACATTAAATGCTGTCTGTCCTTGATCCGTTACCGTTGCTCTTGTCCAATAACTATATGTAAAGTTCACAGTGAACTCTTCAATAGCGTCATTAGAACCCCAATCTAAATCAATTGCCGACAAATCAGTCGGGAACATATCAAAGAAATCATATGCTGCTATTGGAGTTCCATTCTTTGCATATTGCAGAACAGTTGCCGAAGTTACATACGATGATGGTGTTTGAAGCAATCTAACATTTGTACCGTGTGTATTGATTGCATTCATATATGTTTCGAAAAAATTTCTAATTCTAAAATTCTCATCATTGATAACTGTGACTGTCCAATCGGCAAAAGTTCTGTTACCAGCAAACTTTACTTCACGACCAAAGTACGGAACATTGACAACTCCAAGTGTTGAACCTGGAATTTGTGCTGCCTTACACATGAAAGTCATTTGTTGAGCAGCAGCATCTGCACCTGGTACAACTCCACGAAGCGCACTATTAAGTTTTAGTTGGACTTCGAATAGGTTAGGACGAGCACCATCACCTATCATGTTTTGTCTAAATGAATTTACATTAAACGCCATTTTTTTCTCCTTTTATTTTTCTTATTTATTAGATTCGTCCAACGATTTCTTCAAATGCAACACCTGTTCTTACAGCAACAAAGTTGAGTTGAATGAAATTGACAGAACGAGCGGGTTTAATGTAAATATCACCAACGAACTGATTGTTATCAATGATATCAGGAGTATTGTTTGTTTCATTACATATCACACGATAGTCAGTGATACCACGGCGTCCCTGAATAGTTCTTAGGAATGGTTCAACGATGCCAACAAACTGTGCTCTTGTGAATGAATCGTTAAACTCAAACAAAGAAGAACGTGCAGCAACAGCAATAGATTTTTCTAATACAATAAACAATCTGCGAACATTGATACGGTCAAACACAGAAGGTTTGTTCAACAAAGTCTTATCACCAAATAGAACTGTTCCTTCTCCTGCAAATGTGACTACAGGATTGACACCTTTTACATACAAAGTATCACGGTCTGCTTTAGTTGGGTTGAAAGACAGTTTGATTACGTTTTTAATTTGTCCACGTGATAAACCACCTGGTGAGAACCACGGATCACGGTCTGAATCTGTGCGAGCACACAGACCAGCAATGTCACCGTTCAATGGAATGAAACGATATACATCGTTGTACTTATCGTATTGATATTTGTAACCTGAATCCATCGATGCATATGAAGATGAAGCCAGTGTGTCACGATATGCCACGATTGCAGTTGCTTCATTACCCGCATTATTTACAACTGTTGACTTAGGTGGTGACAAGAATACCATACAATCTTTGCGAGACTCTGCTAGTGAAATTAGATATGCAGCAGTTGTCAAATTACCTGAACCAGAAACTAACAAAGAAATATTAGTTTCATCAGCATTGGCAAACTTACCATAGGCAGTAACAATTTCTGATGTTCCGATTGTTCCATCTGCTCCCGAACTCATCGATGCAGAAAATGCAGAACGAATAGCATCAAAGGTTACTCCAGCAGAAGCACTTCCCCAATTCGTTGCACCTGGTTGATGTGCCATCCACCACACATACTGTGACTGTTGATTAATAACATTCTTATAGTAGTTTGTAGAACCATCATTCGAGATAGCATCGGATGCTTTTGAAACAAAGGCATATTTTTCAAGAACAGTATTTGCTGTTCCAGAGAATTTACCATCTTCATCAATGACAATAACATGTAATTCATCATTGCTACCACCTTTGTCAGAGACAAAAGTTGAAGTTCCTGGTGCTACACCAAACTGATCAAAATATTGCCATCTACGTGTGATTGCTGTGCCTAATGTAAGATTAGCAGTCAGTGCAGTGGCAATAGTAATAGCAGTAGCATTAACGGATGCAACACGAATAAACGATGAACCGTTGTCGATAGAAATCAAATCACCTGCCACTAAATTAGCACGTGCATCTGCTGTTCCGTTGACATTAATAACTGTGGTACTATCAACCAGATAGTTCAACGAGTTTGCTCTCATTGAATCGGTTGATGTTAAATTTGAAGAGAATGCTTGTGACGATGAGCAAATAGAAATACGCATTGTGTTTCCTAATGCTCCAGCCCAACGTGCCGCAAACGGACCGTATGCAGTATTTGTTGCTGTTTCGTGATTGTTTGTATAGTCAGTTTCATTTTCAATCAGAATGCCAGTGCCGTTTGCAGTAGCATTGAGTGTCGATGTTGTGTTTGCTGCACGAACAACTTGTAAGTTGCCTGAGTAGGCTAGGAAGTTTGCTGCTGAGAACCAATCTTCATAATTTGTACTATCTGGTTTTTGGAAACGAGAAACGAGACGAGCTTCGTCCGTAATAGTAGTTGCTTCATTTGCTGGTCCCCAATTAAAGTTTCCTGCAAAACCACCTGCGGTTAAAATAGCAGAAGGTACCACAGTCGTGAAATCAATTTCCGATGTGTTAATTCCTGGTGATAATTGAAATGCCATTGGATTTCTCCTTTAGTTAAGGGGTATTGTTATTTATGATGTATTTAGTTTTTTATAATCTTTCGGAAAGATAACCACGTTCAGACCAGACATCACCTGAATCTACGGTCACTTCCTCTTTACGACCATCATCAAATATACCAACAGGAGCTAATTCTTCTTCACCCAACAAATTTTGTTCTGCTAACATAAACTGACGTATGTCTATGTTAGTTGAATCTTTAAAGAATGACTGTGCTGTCAACCATGCAAATAATACTAATCCCATAGCCAAGTCATCGTTGCTGCCCTCTTCGGCAGCATAACTATCACGAACACGAACAAATGTATTCAGTTCGGCAATCGTATCAAAATCACTGATAATAAGTTTATCGTTTTCAATCAGTGTCTTTAAGTTGGCACAACCAATCTTCTTGACTGATTTTGTTGTCTTGACACCAAACGATGTTGACCGTTTGAATCCCGAAGATATGCTTTGACCTTTGATGTGATGCTGTTCGGTCTTGTAAATGTTCTCATATTCCAGATCATAATGTAGAATGTCCACCACTTGC